GCCCCGTCGAACTGGTTGGGGTACTGAAAGATGCAGAGACGAAAGTCTTGGTCATCCTTGGCGGCAGGCGAGACGTAAGCCATCACATACGCCCCGTCTGGAACCGGCTTTAATTCGTAGGTTCCCGGCAGGGTTGAAACTGTAATGCCGTATTGAGTGGTGGCGTTGTTTTCAAGTTCGTAGATGTTCAACGCAGTCGAGGACTCGAAGCCCGCATCTGTTCTGGCTCCAGTTGGAAAAGCGTACTCGTCACCCCAGTCGATCGCCTTGATGGTGTAGACCCATTTCCCACGGTCCACGCCGTCGTTGTCACCGCCGGGGTAAACCCTAGTGGAAGACTCGACCTTGCACGGAATTGGTCCTTTCCATATTCCGGAAATCATGGCGTCTCTCAGGTGATGGCGATAGTGGCGAGATCCCAAACATTTTTCGGGAAGTCGGTTGTAGAAAGCGTAAACGTCTCGTGGAACGAGGTCGTCCAGAACACTGTTTCCGCCACAAGGATCGGGCGGTCTGGGGACGCTGCCATTGTCTGCTCGTCCAAGTCTGGCACTGTACCGTCGAGTCCCCACGCACTCTGATCGAAGTGTCCCCACTCGTCCCAAAGCAACACCAGTTCGCACCGCGAAAACTGATCGTCGAGAGAGGAGACATTGATTGACTCAATCAGCAGTTCGCCAGGGTCATACCCGAACAGCGTTGTTTCGTTCCGCTTGTTGAGGTATTCGGTGGCGTCTTGGCCCCACTTTTCCCACATTTCGTTGTAGACGAAGTTGTTAGTCGTCGCAGTGTTGTCGATGTACGGCTTGCGGATGACGAACGAAATGGCGATACGACGCTGTTCGATCGCAAGTGTCACTGGCTGAGCGTTGATGTCGAGCCGGTATCCGCCGCAATCCATGTCTGCTTTGACACCGTTTCGCCAATTGATCGGCTCGAAATATCCGCCAGAAGCGGTCCCAATAACCGGGCCGGAACCCGTAGTGTTTTTGGTCGGAATAAGCAGACCAGAACCGCCACGGTAGGCCCTTGCCAACCGAGACTGCGTGGTGATGTCCACCGACATATGCGGGAACTGCTCGCCTTGGTCAAGGGTCATCAGCGACAGTTCAATGTCGATCTCCCACAAACCATTCGATGCGTTGTTTACCTGCCGGGCGGTAAACGACTTCACGACCCAACCGTTTATGTAGTCTGCCGTGATCTCTGCGGCGGTCTGGTCAGCCGTAAAAGAAGACTGCCAAAGAACCCAGGCGGACCCGTTGTAATACTGGAGTGGGCGTCCGATCCGAATGTCCCACCGCAGGTTTGTTGGAAAACCGACCTCGTTGACAACGTGCGTTCCTCTTTCGGGCCAGTCGTCTTGTGTGCACCCCTGTTCGGCGTCGGTGCCGCAGTAATCGACGATCAATGTGACTCGACCAGTAGAAGCAGCAAACACTCCGCCGTTGCGAGTGTCCCACGAACCTTTTTTTACTCGTATGGCTGGAACACACGTCATGGCTGCGAAGATCCTTGTGTTCCGAGAGTTGCGTTTCTTGCTTGCATTGCTTCCTCTTTTATCATCGTGTCGATGGGAGAGGTAACCATTCCAACAGGGTCATTCACAAACGCCGAAAGCCCTGCGGTAAACGCATAACCCATTCGCTCGAAAAACGTGTCCACGTTGATGCTTAGGGCCGTCGCACCGCTTTCTGTGGCCTTCTGGAATCCCAGCCTAGCGGCTTCCGCTTTCTGGGCTTCTGCTTCTGAAATGTCGCCTCGCTGCGCCGATTTAATTTGATCCATGAGCAAACCGACTTCGGCTTGAATGACCCGCGCACCTTGTGGACCCAAATACCGGAATTGGGCCACGCCTTCTTTTGAAGTTTGTATCTGCTGCAAAGACTTTCGGCCCATCATCGCTACGCCTGCAACCGTCAACCCAAGCACTCCCAGCGTTGCCGAAGTTGCGAGCCTAGCCTGGGCCTGCGTGTATCGCTGGAATTGTTCCGCTTGCGGGCGGTACAACTCACGCATTCGCTTGGTTTGCCTTGCACCCTTGAGGTCGCCTTCGGCCATTTGCCCGGCCATCTTTGTGGACAAAGCCCGGTAGACGTTCAACGCCTGTTCGGACCCCTTGCCCATGCCCAGCATCCCAGCGGCTTCCTTACCAAAGCCGCCAATGGATCGCTTTGCATTGCCGAGTGCCTTTGTCAGACCCTTGGTGTTTCCACTGATGTTGACGAAGAGATTGCCTACGTTTGCCATCTGAATGCACCTCGCATCGCTGCCGCGATCTCTTCTTGCGTCTGCTCCCCCGCCTCGCGGCGGAAGTATTCAGCCCAGTCCAACAACTCCCGAGAACTCATCTCCTCCCGCACCTGCCGAGCCATTATGCCGATCTGGGATGCGACCCGGTGGATCAGCATGTCGATCGGCTCTAGCCTTTTCCCTCAATGTTCCACCCGTTTAGTGTTGCCACCAATCCGAAGATTTCGGTGACGACTTGGGCGGGCCATTGGGCGACCTCGGCCTGCGTTCTTTCCGGCACCAGCGAGGCGGCAACTGCCGCAGACATCGCTTCGTCCAGGTTGGCAAGGACATCCGCTTCCAACTCGCGGATGGTGATCTCTTCGCCTCGGACGGTGTGCTTTTCCTTCTTGGGTTCAAACATCAGTGTTGTCTCCGGAACGTAACTTCGCCTTCTAGGATTCCGTCGAGTTCAACCGAGTGATTGAACGAAACGAGGTGAACGTCGATCGGTCCCAAGAAACTAGCCGTGGGGCTTGTCGAGCAGGCATTGGCAAGGTTCATGTAGACCTCAAGTGAACCAGAGCCGCACTTGGCCATTTCCGCCGTTAGGTCTTCTCCGTCGAACTTGACGGTAAGCGTGTATTCCTCTGGAGACGCAAGTCCCGCGTAAGCAATTCGCCGACTGTCAGTTCCAACCGTCACGTCAATTTCCGGGCGATCGCCGCCACTACGCGAAAACCCAGTGACAGCAAAATTAATCGCGGACCCGCCGCCTGGCGTAAAGGTTGCCGTGATTCCGTTGCCAAGTACATACGTCATTCTGCAAAGAACTCCAAAGAAGTCGTGTGGATATAAATGCCCTGACGTTCCCCGTCATAGGCGGATTCAAAGTCACGACCGACCGAGGTCACACGCATCGGGCAATCTTGTGACCGCGCTGATGCCACGATCTGCTCGCCGATTGTTTCGGCTTCCTCCAGTGTTCTGGACAGGACCAAAGCGTTGTACCTGACGAGCCTGGGACTGGTGACGGATGGGATCGGATTCATGAAATCGTCTCCCTCGAACAAGTAGATGACAGCAGGAAAGCCGCCAGCGTGGTTTCGGACAAATGGCGAAACCGGGGCTGTTACTGCGCCGTCGAGAAAGTCGTGGACCGTTTGCGGAATGCTCATGGTCTGGTCGCCTTCTTGAACTGCATCAGTTTTGGCTTGCCGCCGCCGAGTGCGTTTTCAATGGCAAACGCCAAGCCTCGCTCTAGCACCTTCATCGCTTCGCTTTGCTTGTCGTCGAAGGCACCTCGGCGAATCTTGTAGCCGTGAAACTTGCGGCCTGTCTTGTGGTGACGGAATCCATCCTCGATCAAATGCGACAGCGTGGACGGGTTTCCCTTGCCTTCGTTTACTCGCTTTACGGAAGTTCGGAACCAGAAATCACCTGGCCGCTGTTTCTTGGACTGAAACCGAATGCTGTATTTTTTGGTTGACCACTTGCGATATTGAATCCGCTTCTTAAACGGAAACACCGTTTCGTGCGTGTTGTTGGTCACATACGGGTATGACCCCGAACGCTTGCGGGATTCGTCGTCAATAACCTGCGATGCGTTCTTGACCGCCATTTTCGCATACTGGCGTTGCATCCCTCCCGCAGCAACGAGGTCACGCAAATCTCGTTCGATCTCCTTGGTGTCTAAATTGAGGCCGATCATAGGTCCACCTCGAAAGCGTAGATCAGCAGTTCATGCTCGACTTCGCGTACGTCCTCGATTCGCTCGATCGCCAGTTCCCGACCCTTGTAGGTCAGGCGGCAGCCGTAGTCGATGCCCGAGTCATACCGCATCTTGATCTGGAAGAACCGGCGTCCCTCCATCTGCTGCATGCCCTGGTCGTCGAGTTTCCCCTTAATGCTCTTCACCTGGCCCCACCGCGTGATGGTGGTGTCGGTGCCGCCGATGTAGTCAGACTGGCCGACGCTGCCGGCGTCAGGCGTGCTACACGTCACGGTGATCCGATGTCGTGCGCCGCCACTATTCACATTGCACCGTCCCGGAAGTTGTCCAGCAACGATCGGTAGCCGATCGGCAACTTGGAAAGGTTGATGTTCTGCTGGACCTGCTCGCGGTTCTCGTAAAAGTTCGCGCCGAGTCCGAAGACGCACAACTTGAGATCCTGCTCGATGTCCGGCGTGTTGACCGCGTATTCCCAGCGGTAATACTTGCGGTATTCACAGGACTTGTCAGGACGCACCGCTGCGTACCACCAGCCTGCGCTAGTCATCAGATAGAACTTCGAAGTCACGTCGGTGGTCGTTTGCGCCGCCGCATCGACTTCCGTAATAGTCCCGATGTTCGTCGGCGACCCGACCTCTGCTCGGAACGGCGGTCGGTAGTAGCCCGACTCCTGGGTAACCGTCCCCGACCGCATGAGACGCCCGGTCCACTTCTCAACTGCAAAGACTGCTGCATCCAACGATCGCTGCGCAGCGGGGTCGTCATCCGTGATCTCCAGGCGGATGTGATCCTTGAACTCGGAGAGTTGGAACTGGTGCGTTCCCAGATTGGAGAGCGTGTGCGCCATGTAGACCCCAGCCTCCCCGACCCCCCCTGCCCGAAGGCAGGGGAGGCGGAGAAGGAGAAAGATGCCCGATCAGGATTCCGACCAGACCAACTGACCCGCCGCGTAGGGGCGAAGCCATCGACCGTCCGAACGCATTCGAGTGAGGTATCGAACCTCACCGTTTGCACTGTCGGTGTAGGGGTCGACGAGTTGCGAGAATCCGACACGATCGAAGATGCCGTAATCTTCGGTGTGCATGAGCATTGCAGCCACGTTTCCGTCCAACTTGACCGGAAGGTTGTTGCTGACTGCGACCGGAAGACCAAGAAGGGTTCCGATGTAGTTGCTTTCAGCGACTGTCGAAGTAAGGAACGGCTGGTAGAGCGGTCGGCTCTGGCCGTCCACAAGGTTTGCGATTGCCGCAAACGTGTCCTGGCCCATGATCCACTTCAGACCGCCCCAATACTGGGCAGGGATCTTCTCGTATCGCAGAGAAGTCAAAGCCTGGGTCACCATCTTTGCGGCTGCCGCATCGTTGGTGCCATCAAGGACAGTGATGTCAAGTTCGGCCTTCTGAGCAGTAGCGGCAGCACCAGTAAAGATCGCGGTAGGAGTGTCAGCGGCTGTGGCATAAGCACCCTGAGCCGTTGCCCACTGCTCCGGAGTCAGGAACACCGGTTCCGGACCATCATCGTCTCCGATGCCGGTCGCGTAGGCGTTGTCGAAATACAGGCCATGCTCTTCGGCGTGCTGGAGAAGCATCTCCTGGACAGCGTTTCCGCGAGCGTCACGCAGGAATTCTTCGGTGACGTTGCTGCGTGCGGAACTCTTGAAGTTGCGCACCCGCACACGCTCAAAAGAACCGATCTTCTCGGTGTACGCGCCGGATTCGGCAGTGAACGCATCACCTTCAAGGGAAATCCTCGCGTTGACGCGCTGAAGTTCAACGTCGTTGCTGTAAGTACGAACAGCGAGTTGCTGCCGCAGAACAGCCAACTTCGGCAACTTCCGAATCATTTGCGCGAGCAGGTCGACCGGAATGCTTGCACCGGCAATAGGGTCGTTGACCGTACCGGCAGCAAAAGTAGCGTCAGATCCATCCGAGCCACCGCCGAGGGGGTTGGCACGAACGTCGGGATCTCCGCCGGTGATCTTGATCTCGGTGCCGTTCATCTCAAACCGATACCGTCGATCCTCGCGAGGGGCAGTGCCCGCACCAGGCGTAAAACCGAAAGACGGCTTCTTGACAAGAGCGGACACCTTTTCGCGTGCCTCAGCACCACGAATCTGCGCGTCCATTTCGGCGAGGCGAGCCTCACCCTGTTCGAGAAGTTCGATCGACTCAACGTCGTCGATACTGTCGTTGCGGAGCAGGATGTCATTCATCTTGCCCGCGAGTTCGTCCCGCTGCTCGCGGAGACTCCGTGCGTCGTCCATTGGAGGACTCCTATGTGAGACGGGACGAGGCCGACGCGTATGCGCCGCTCGTCACCAAACTGAGTTCGACCAGCCGAGCCGCCCGCACCGTGCGGACGCTCGGACCTGATCGACGGTGTTGCCAAGTGTCGCCATCCTCAGCAACGATAAAACCCACTGACACGGATCCGTCGAAGTCGCCTCGTTCGAGTGCTTCGATTACGTCCTGCCGGCAATCCGGGAGGTCGCATTCAAATCCGAGTCCATTCTCTCGCTCTTCGAATCGAAGAGTCCCCGCGCCTGTTCTTGCAAGCGGAACACCGCCTGGATTGTGCTGGATGAACATCGAGACCGAGTCGTCGATCTGCATCGCACGAGGTTCGATCTTTTCGCGGTACGCGCGCGGGCGGTCACGAAGGATGACGGAGAGACTGCGGTACGGAACCGCGATGCCCTCAATCGTCCGAGTCGATCCCGCTCGCGTCTTCGTCAACGCTTCCGCTGGCATCATTCGGCGTTCGATCTTCATCAGCAGCCATTTCCTGATTCTGCTCCACCGGGAGCATGTTGGGACCAATTAGAATCTCGTCACCACCTTCGATCGGGGTGTAACCCATCATCGAACGTGCTTCGTTGCGGGTCATGATGCCCGACTGAATTGCAGTCTGGATTGCACCGACCTGTTCGCTGAACGTGCCGCGAATCAGCGGAGCAGTGTCGAACCAAACTCGGTATCGCTCGCCGGAGTCTCGGCCTGGCAGCAACTTGAAACCAAGTTCGGTCTGGATTGACGCAAGGTACGAACCGAGGCAAGTGTCGACGTAAGCCCGTGACATCTCGCTGGTCTGTTCCTGCGTCGAGTTCTCGAGGTTGTACAGGTACTGGGGCGGAACCCCGTACATCTGCGACACTTGGTTGATCGTAAACCGGCGAGCCGCGATCCAGTCCTGATCAGTGAGCGACTGACCCACCTGCTTCACGTCGGATTCGTTCTGCACCACGATCGGACGCAGCATGCCCTCGACCGTGCCGTGGGCGTACTTGAATGCGTCCTGCATCGCGCGGATTGCGTCCGCGCCGACCGTCTCCTTGGTGGTAATGGCAATCTTGCCAAGCCCAGGCATTTTGAACGCCTGCATCCCGGCGATCTCTTGCTGCGCGCCGAGTTCGATCGCACGTCGAGCGACGACGATGGGGCTTTCACCCCAGAGCATCCGCTGGTGCGAAGGCATTCGCCAATGGACGACATCCTTAGGGTCAAGATCCCCGTACTCACTAGATCGGTAGTACCAGCCGCCACGGTTCGGGTCCGGGAGCAACTGAACGTCCCAGG